TAAATTGTGAATTGTCCGGCGCCTGGCCAAAAGCGGGCCAGACCGCCAGCCACTTCACAATTTATATTTCACGCTTATTTCGGGGGGAATTATGGTCAAGGATCAAAAAGATTGGATTGATAACGCCAGCTATTATGCGCTAATGAACAGGTGGCGCTTTGCAGTTTCCGGCGATCCCATTTTCAAGGGTGAGGCCGGCCAGTATTACAAAAAGGTGATGGCCGAGGTCCGGCAGGAGATCGGCAACGATGAGCACGTTAGAATCAGCAAAAACTTAGGATTTTCAACTAAATAGAAAGGAGGTTAAGCGAAATGGAAAAACGATTTGTACTGGAAATTAAGCCGGCTATCCCACCAACAGAGCGCCATAAAATTGAGAGCGCCCTGGAAAAATTAGGCTATAAAATTAACGGGGCAGGTCAAACATTTGATGGCGAAATATCAGATATAACCTTTAGCAAAGATGATTAAACTGGTATTGGATTTAAGGCGAGAGTCGACGCCACAAACTTTTGCAGAATATCAACCAGAGGCCAGGAAGTTTTTTAACGCGCAGAAGATCCAGGGCCAGGTGGTATTGGTCGAGGTCAAGGTTTATGCCGGCGAGAAAGACAAGTACGATCTTTATATTATGGAAAATCATCTAATGGCGCGAGGCGCTAAAGCGGTTGAATTCCATTATAATGAATATGAAAGGAGCGATTAAATGGGTAAAGGAAACGGTGACGATAAGGCGGTACAAGATGTTAAGGATCAGATGGCCTTTTTAGATGAGGTTAAAGGGCTGGCCGAAAAGCATGGGATTAAAATAGGGCCCGGGGTAATGCCAAAGCCCGCTCATCTTGGCCAGCGCAGTTTGCAGGTACAGGTCCGCGAGCAAAAAGGCCAGGTGATAGTTGTTTTTGGTCAATCAATTTCATGGATGGCCATGGAAGTAGCGCAGGCAACCAAATATGCGGCCTCGATCATAAAAATTGTGCAAGGAATTCAAAAGGATCAAAGTATCCAGGCGGCCGGCGGGGATGTGCCGGAGCATTATGAAGATCTGGTCGATGGCGGATCCAAGGACGCCGAAAAAGCCGAGGACGCCGAAAAAGCCGACGATCAAGAAAGTGTTGACAAACCAAAATAGTTGGTAATACCATATAGCCAAATTATCCGGAGTCACATTAGAACGTAAACGGACGGCTGATGGATGGATCAACCACTTTATTTAATCTTCTTTTGCAGAGAGCCCGGGGAGTGACCGCCCCTGGGCTTTTTGTATTTAAGGCAAGGCGATGATGCGAAACAGGAGAAAAGGCTTTGATTATCAAAGATTTACATATCCTGATTTTGATCGGGATTATTATAGTTGTGGCCGGCGGAGCAGTGTGGGGCACGATCAAATTTGCAATCCCAAACTTAAAAGAGGGCCTGGGCAAAATAAATAAAAGGCTTATCGGGATGGAGCACAAAATGAATAAGGTCGTCACTAATCCGGCGTTTGAAAAGGAAATCAACCGTTTAGACGAGCAATTAACAACGCACCAGGGATCCTGTCAAGTTATGTTGGTCGGCCGGATCGATGAGGTTAGAACCGATCTGAAAGGCATGGACCGGCTGCGGGAGCGGGCGAGATTGGAAACAGTTAGCCGCGGCGATTTTGAGGAATACAAAGAGGCCATTAAAGCCGATATTAATATACTGGCCAAAAAGATGGATGCCGGCCAGGAGCTTTTAACCAGGCTCGACGAAAGGGTGTTAATGCTGTTAAAGGCAAACGGCGTTAATGCAGCAGCAGGATGAACCTAAAAACAGGAGGGTAACAGATGGAATTTCCAATTAATTTTGAAATGTGGCAGGGCATTATCGGTATTTTACTGCCCCTGGTGGTTGCGTTTATGAAAAACCAAGTTTGGGAAAAGTGGATTAAATTGTCCGTGATGTTTGCACTGGCGCTCGGCGTTTCGGTGATCGAAGTTATTATCTCCGGCGCCTTTACAATGGGCGATCTTATCGGCAATTTTTTGAAGATCGCATTTTTAGCGACAACGGCGTATGCCTGGTTGTGGAATACCATCGGAGTGGATAAGTTTGTCGCAACAAATTTCGGCATTGGTAAGACGACGCCGAAGTAAATTCACCAAAGGAAAGGAGGGCCTTTACATGAGATTGAGGAAAAAGATTAGAAATGAAGTTTTTGACAGCCTGGTGATTATCCTGGCCATTATGCTGGCGCTTATGTTTACGGGATGCGCGACCGGTCCGTTTGCGGGTAATCCCATACCGGACACCCCAAAGGGAAAATATATCACAGCTCGAAAGTTTTACAATGACCAGGTTGAAGCCCTTACGGCTTATGGACCTTTACTGACGGCCGAGGATAAGGCGGAGCTTAAAAAAGATGTGGATCCTATTTTCGATAGCATTGAAACCACCCTCGACGCCTGGAAAGTGGCTTTGATGGATCCGGCCAAAGATGCGGCAGCGTATAATGCGGCCTGGTCAAAATTAAGGATGAAAATGCTGACAACGATCGCTCATTTCCTGGATGATGATTAGATTTAGGGCTCAATAGGGCCCATTTCGGCCAGGTTACACGATCGAATCAACCCTTAAACAAGGAGTAAAGGAAAATGGGAGCAGCTGAATTAACGATTATGTTAGCGTTTATCGAGGCAGGCATCCGGCTATTCGAGAAAGCAACGGCGGGCAAGACGCCGGCGGAGCTCGACGCCATGGCCGCGAGTGAAGAACAACGAACAATAACCGTAAGGACCGCTTTCGATAAGGAATTCGGCGGCGGTACCGAATAACTCCCCAAGCAACGTGCAGGCCCAGGGGCCAATGGCGCCCCTGGGCATCGAGGAAACAGAATATGGAATTAGATGCCCGCAAAATAACGGTTATCATTTACGGAGCGATCCGCGAACTTCGCAAGGTTACATATCCGGATACACCTTTCCCGGCTTTTGACAAGCTGGAACCAGCCGATCGAGAGGCTTTAGAGGATCAAACCCTTGCAATAATTGATAATCCGCGGGTAAAACCGGCCGAGTTACATGACAACTGGCATGTAACCACCCAAAAAATGATAGCCGATGATGCCCTGGATCAAAATTCTATTGCCAGATTAAATCCTTACATGATACCGTTTAGAGAGTTGGCCACCGGAAAAAAAACCGAGATCCGGTTACACCTGCAACTGGCCAGAACACTCATAAGGCATAATCGAAATGTCGAAAGACACCAAAAACGGCAACGGCAACGGCAAAGCCTATCCGGTTGAAGTGTGGGAAGAAATACGGCAGGACTACCATTTAGGCCTACTAAGTATCGCAGCTATATCAAGGCGTTACGGACCGAGCAGGCAGGCCATTATGAAAAAGGCCGACCGGCTCGGATGGCATCGAAAGTTAGCCGAAGATGTTAGAAACGCGGTCCAAAGGAAAGGGATCGAGGCGGAGTTACAGCAAGAGGTTACAGAGGCCAATTATGACGAGGCGATCGAGGACTATGGAAAGTTAGGCGCCGGCATCATAGGAGCTCACAAGAATTTATTTAGTAGAATTCTCCAACAGGTTGATGTAACCCTATCCGATTTAACTCATTCCCAGGGCATTATGGAAAAGCTCGCAAAAGGTGATCGCGTGAAAAAGGTAACAGTTATGGCGGCCAGCCTGGCGCTCAGAGAACGCAACAATTTAATGCGGACCGTCGCGCATGTTTTAGATAGGATCATTCCCCTGCAGCGGCAAGCATTTAACTTGGATGAGTCCGGATCCGGATCTGAAACGGTAACCTATTATATCATAGGCGACTTAGACAAACCGATCGATGCGGGCATGGCCAAGCTGAAAAGCGCCTAAAACCCTGATAGTAGGACAAGCGGTACTTGTAGATCGTTCAACCACGGCCATCTGGCGAGGCCGGTTTTCGCGGGTTTTCACCAAAATAGCGGATAACAGGAAAATGACTGATAATTCCTTGAAAATAAGTCGGCGGCAGTTCATGGCCAAGGCTGGTACAGGAGTACTGGCGGCATGCCTGGCGCCTGGGATGCTGGCAGCAGCCGGCCGGAATGTCGCGCCGGTTGTGCCAGGCAATCCTATATTCACTGGCGCGATCGGAAGGTGGGAAGGTTTAACGATCCATGAGAACCAAGCACTTGAAGATTATAAATTTTTCACTGGCGATCAATGGAGCAAGGCGCAACACGAAATGTTTACCAGGGGCCAGGCGGCCATAAAGGTCAATACAGGAAAAAAGGCCGAATGGATCCCATATCAAAAAATTTATCCGGAAAGGATAGCCGGCAGCAAAAGGAGAGGATAATTCCATGCGGAGATTGAATTGTCTTTATCTGCGATACCAAAACCGGAGGCCGGCGAGGAACAAGTCACTTATGATGCCATACCGACAATAAGGCAATTTCATAAGTCCGGCGCCTCTATGCGGGCGGTTGTCGGTCCGGTCGGATCCGGCAAGACAACAGGCGCGGCATGGGAAGTATGCCACCTTATCCCCTGGCACCTTTACAAAATCCTAAACATCAAAGAGTGCAAATTTGTTGTTGTCCGCAATACCTATTCAGAGCTCCGAGATACCACTCAGGCCACCATTTTTGAGTGGTTTGGTTTTGGTACCTTTCTAAAGCAAGAACAGAAATACACGATAAAGCACCCCGACGGCCCCACCGTAACCCTACTGTTTAGATCCTGCGATCGAGAGCAAGACGTTAAAAAGTTTAAGTCCTTAGAGATAACCGGCTATTGGATCGATGAGTCAATCGAGGTAGCTGACTCAATCAAGAGGATGCTTAAAAATAGGATCGGCCGATTTCCGAAGATGAAAAAGGCGGTCCAATGGTATAAAGAGAAATTCGGCACTATTCCCGATGAGTGGATCCTGGGTGATGATGGCCTACCAGCTCCGAATGGAAATGAAACAGTGCCCCTGCCTCGATTTGGCATTGAAACGACGAACCCGCCAGACATTGAAATGCCCACCTACCACCAATTTGCATGGCAAACCATTGTGCCTGGGCCCATACCAGAGAAAGAACCACTGGCGAACCATGAGGGATTCTGGCAGCCCCCAAGAGAAAATGAAAAGTACCTGCGCCCTGGATATTACAACGATCTGATTCTGGATTATAAGGATACGCCAGATTGGATCGAAATGTATGTTGAAGGCAAGCCAGGTGTACTGGTTAAGGGCAAATTGGTTTACTATAATTTCCGGAGGGATCTGCACCAGGCGTCAGCACCTTTGATCTGGACCGGCCCGGGCACATTGTACCGCGGGTGGGATAACTCCGGAAACGTGCCTGCCTGTATCGTAGTCTATAATCCGTCGGCCCTGCAGTACCATGTATTAAGGGAATTCTGTCACGATAAGATGGGCATAATCGATTTTACTAAATGGGTTGTGGAAAAATGTAACGTGGAATTCCCTAATGCCGAGTGGGTGGATTATGGGGATCCGGCCGGCGCGGCCAAGTTTAGCAAGAAAGAGGGCGGGTTTACCAGCAACGCCATATTAATGGCCGGCGAGGGTGTAAATGTTGAGAGCTCCGAGCAAAACTTTACGGCCAGGACGCAGGCCGTCGATGGGATCCTGGCCAGGATCGATGGTTGTCTTATTAGTCCGATTTGCACCAGGTTATTAAATGGATTCTTAGGCGGTTACCACTATAAGGAAATAGCCACCAGCGGCGAGTTTTTCGATGATCCGGATAAGAACCGGCATAGCCATATCCACGATGCTTTTCAGTATGTCATGGTCCGCATGGTAGGCAATAAACCCAAACGACGCGGATCCGAGAAATGGAAACGCAGGCGCCGCACAGCTATGAGCGTCTAACAAAGGGAGGATACCCGATGCACCTGTTAAAATCGATTTTGATTGTCATTATGATTTGCCTGGTGGCCACGATTGCACCGGCAGCCGAAAAGCAACTCACTATTGAATGGCAACAGGCCGAGGACGATTTGCCGGACCTGGCCAGGTGGGAATTGTTTATGAGCCTGGATCCGGATTTACCTTTCGATCAATGGGCCTTGCAAGGGCCAGTGCCTTATGATGGCAATCCGGCCAGCTGGTATGATGCTACCTTTACAATCACAGTGCCAGACGGAGCTGAAACGGCCACCTGGTTTAAAATGACGGCGATCGATACCGGCGGCCTTACGAGCGCACCCTCGGAGCTACAAGAGGGCGCCCCTACCGTTATCGATTTTAAGCCACCGGCAGCAGTGGTAGATCTCGCTGCAGTTTATGACAACCAGCCCAAAACCGTCACGCTAACCTGGTCGACGGATCCGGACGATACCGATATAGCGACGCAGGAAGTTTTCAAAGCGACTGCAGCCGGCGGGCCCTATACCTCAATAGGCCAGGGATCGAGCCCCTTTGTGTACCAGCTGCAGCCCTCGGACTCCGGCAAGTGGATCTATTTTGTTGTGGTCCTAACCGACAACGACGGCAATTTTTCACCTAACAGTAATGAGGCGGCGGTTAAATTGTCGATGGGGATCCCTTTCGGCCTAAAGGTCACTGTTTTAGCTCAGTGATCGCACAATAGCAGGAGGCTATTGAAAATGGAGATAGCAACAGAGCTCGGATATTATAAGCGGCAGCCGGTTATCCTGGTCAAGCCTGCAGTGGAAAGGAACATTCCCATAATTGGCCAGAAAACCGTCAAACCCCGCTTTTTAGTCAGTATGGGCCAGCTGCATGAGTGGTCAGAGGACCATAACGCGACGTTTGAGCAGCATCTAATGAGGATCGGCTACCAGATCTATGCTCTTTTTGACCTGGGAGTGCCAACGTCGCGCAAACTGGCGGATATTGCCCACGCTATTCAATCGAGGATTGACGATCTATTGAAGATGCCACCCTTAGATCCAGTTTATAAGCAGGTGGGCGAGGCAACTATCACGGCAGCCGGCGAAACCTTTAAGCAGGGCATAAAGGATGAAGTAAATGGCGACGGATATAAACAATATAGCAACTGATAGGATGAACGATCCGGATTATGGCTACAACCAGGGCCTATCCAAAGAGGAAGAATTAGCACTCGCGGGTTTTTCAGATGAGGAAACGGCCAACGCGGCCGCGGTCCGCCATCCTTATGATAGTGATGAGGTAACGCTCACCAGGTACCGGCGCCTTAATGGATGGTACAAGCGCGAGCGCCAGCTGCAGGGTGATTTCCGGATCGAACAGATGAAAGACCATAAGTTCTATGATGGCGAGCAGTGGGAGGAGGACGATAAGAGCGGCCTGAAAGCCAGAGGTCAAAAGGCCAGCGTTTTCAATCAGATCAAGCCGACTTGTGATTGGGTGATCGGCACCGAGAAACGAACCCGAATTGATTATTTGGTTTTACCCCGGGGTAAAGAGGACCGGCCCCTGGCGGAAACGAAAACCAAGATCCTTAAATATGTATCCGACGTTAATAAAGAGCAATTCCATAGATCCAGGGCCTTTGAGGATGCTGTTAAATCCGGCGTAGGCTGGTTAGAGGCCGGCGTTAAATCCGACATTGACGATGAGCCGGTATTTGTAAGGTGGGAAGATTGGCGTAATATCTGGTGGGATACCCTGCACGTTGAGCCAGATTATACAGATGCCAGGTATTTATTCAGATCCAAGTGGGTTGATTTTGATATAGCGGCCTCGATGTTTCCGGATCGAGTCGATATTGTCAAGCTGGCAGTGCAAAAGGATGATCTGTACTGGCAGGAAGAAGATCAGCAGATCGATGTTGATCCGGTCGAGGGCGAGGCTGGATTTGCCTTAGAGCTATCCGGAGATACAGGCATAACAACCTGGTCAAGAAACAGAGTCCGGTTGATTGAAGCCTGGTATAAAGAACCGATGCGCGGCAAGGTGATGAAAGGCCGTCAGATCGGCACCCTAAACGGCGTCATGTATGATGAGAAAAACGAAAACCATCAAATGATAGTTCAAGAGGGCCTGGCCAGCACAGTAGATGCAATCCGCATGGGTGTGAGGGTAATGATCTTTTGCAGCCGCGGCGTTTTGCATGATGGGCCCACACCATATAATCATAACCGGATCCCTTTCATTCCAATTTGGGCCAACCGTAAAAAGGTCGACAACTCACCTTATGGCATGATCCGCCAGCTGCGCGATCCGCAGGAAGATCTTAACAAGCGCAGATCCAAAGCACTGCACATATTGAACACGCGCCAGGTGGTAGCAGATGAAAACGCCACCGATGATTGGGATGATCTCAAAGAGGAAGTCGATCGGCCAGATGGATTGATCCGGTTAAAGCCCAACACACGCTTTGATTTCACTACCGATATTTCCCTGGCCGGGGAACACATTATGTTGATGAACCAGGACGCCGAATATATCGAGCGGACCGGCGGCGTCAATGATGAAATGATGGGCAGGCAGACCAACGCCATAAGCGGCAAGGCCATTACCGCCAGGCAAGAGCTCGGCACTACCTTAACAATGACCATGTTTGATAATCTCCGGCTGGCCTTTCAGCTGGTAGGCGAGATCAAGTTATCCCTCATCGAACAGTTTTACACCGAAGAAAAAACTATCAGGATCCAGGGAGCTCCGAGCCAATATGATTTTGTGGATCTGAATTACCAGGATCCGGATACCGGCGAAATGCTAAACGACATAACCGCCAGCCAGGCGGATTTTGTTATTGATAGCCAGAATTTCACGGCCACCATGAGGCAGGCAGCCTTTGAGCAATTAACCAAGATGCTTGAAAAATTGCCACCGGACTTAGGTATGGCATTACTCGATATTGTTGTGGATATGTCCGACGTACCTCTAAAAGAGGCATTAGTGCAAAGGATCCGCGATATAACCGGTCAAAAGGATCCAAGCAAGGATCCCCAGGATCCAGAGGAAGTGGCAAAGGCCGAGGCCGAGGCAGCCGAGCAGGCAAAGCAAAAGGAATTGATAGAGGCAATCCAGATGCTTGAAATTCGATTGAAAGAGGCCCAGGCCGGCAAGACAGAGGCTGAAATTGACGATATAAGCATTAAAACACAAGTGAGCGCCGATAAGATAGGCGCCGAAGTTGAGAAGATCGAGGCCGAAACGATGGCCACCGAAACCTCAGTCGAGCTGGCCGATGAGGAATTAGACTTTAAAAAGGCCGACGCAGCAGCTGGCAGGCAGATTGATAGGGCCAAAGTCCTGGCCGATATTGAAAAATCTAAACGAGATTCATTAAATAAGAACCGATCGGAGATAAACCCAAATGCCAAGACCAAGACCACAAAGAAAGCAGTTTAGCGCGAATGGAGTAAGGAGCGCCGGCCGGCGCGGCGAGCAAATGGCAGCA